TAATGTAGCTCTTGGTGGTACAGTAACATATGGTTCTGAAGCAGAAGTATTTGCTTTTGAAGCAGACGCCACTGTTATGGGTATTACTGGTTATCTAAACGGTGACCAAAATGACGCTCTACAAAACGTAGGTGGTTCATATACTTACAATATTGGTGCAGCAAATCTAGAAGGTGGTGTTAACTATAACATCGATTCTGAAGAATTTGCACCAAGTGTAAGTTTATCATTTGCTTTTTAATTAAAGCAAGAAGATGTTAAATTAAAATATTGGCATCGAGGGGCGAGAAATCGCCCCTCTATTCGTATAAATAAACGTATAATATGAATCTATTTGGAGGTCATTATGACTAATACGTTAAAAGAGTTGACTTGGGCACATCACCAATCAGCTGAGCGCAAGGCGTTCGCTAAGCATCTTCTATCTGGAAGCATCGACCCAAAACTCTATCACAAATTTCTAACATGTCAGTACATGAACTATTCTGTACTAGAACAACATGCAATTATTCCCATACATTTATCTCCTATTAAAAGAGCAGGGCGTATTTTTAAAGACATTATAGAGTTAGAAACTCTTTATGGTCTTGAACCGGATGGTAAATTTCCTCCATCTGTGGACAAATATACAGCTCACATCGTTAGTTTAGCAGAACAAAATAAAAATGAATCATTACTAGCACATATGTATGTTCGACATTTCGGTGAACTACATGGTGGACAAATGATTAAAAAACGAATTCCGGGTTCGGGTTTGATGTACGAATTTAGTGGTGATACAAAGGTTCTTATTGAAGAATTTAGAAAACTTCTAAATGACGACATGGCCGAAGAAGCAAAGCTATGTTTTGAATTTGCTTCAGAATTATTTGAAGAACTTTCACAAGAAATTGAAGAAACAAGTTGACACACACATAGCTTTGGTATATTATTAAATTAATAACAATAATCCCAAAAGGAGGACTGCTATGCAAGAGCACGTAACGTATGAAGATATTGAATTCAAAGACTATAAAAAAGCAAATAGGATGTTACGTAGTGAATCTGCGCGACAACGTCGCAAAGAAGTTAAATCAGTTAGAGAAACAAAAATTATGAATGAATGGGCTCGTTCCCGTCGTGCGCGCAAAGCAGATAAAAAATAATGATAGGAACACTTAATATTGTTGAAGATCCCCAAAGCGGGGATCTTCTTTTGGATCTTACAGAAGAACTATGTAATAAAATGGGTTGGGCTGTTGGAGACAGTTTAATATGGGAAGACCGTGGTGATGGATCATGGTCATTAAGGAAAAAAGATGCTAATTTGGAAGAAAAGGAAGAAAGTAACGGTTGATGCTTTTACTCATAGTGATGTAATTGCTATGAATCCAATCGTACCTACTTCAAAACTAATGCCAGATTGGCTTAAAAAATTAAAGACGACTATTGAAACAAACGAAGGTGGCTTATTTAATAAAATGCCAACCTTTAAGAGATGTGATGGTCTTGTTGACTTAATGAAAGATACTTTTATTTTGCCTATGTGGGCAGATTTAAGTGTCGTTGTCACACCAGATGGCCGCTGGAATTACAAATATCCTTCGGCTATCTATGATTATAATCTCCAGGAATTTCCAGGTATGCTAATGGATGATGCATTTTCTCCAAACATTCATATCAAAATAAATGCACCTTGGCTCTTAGAAGAAAAAACTGGTGTTAATTTCTTTCAAACTCAAGCACTTTATTCACACAATAAAATCGCTAATGATATGATTATTCCTCCTGGAATTATTAACTATAAATATCAAAAATCGGTGAATATTAACACATTTATGAGAAGAGGTAAATCATTCTTCTTTCCAGCTGGAATGCCAATGTGTTATTTAGTTCCAATGACTGAATATGATGTTGAAATTAAAACACATATTGTTTCTATGGAAGAGTATAGAAGAAAAGATCAAGCCACAGCCGTTCATAAGTTTGTGGGTGGTTATAAAGATTTAAAAGCTAAAGGCGGATGTCCATTATGACTCCACTGTGGGATAGATTAAACAAATACGCCTCGTATATTCGCAATCAATTTGATGAGTATTTTGAAAGATGGGATAATGAAGCATATACTGAAGATATGCATTTTCCAGGCTGGACTGATACATTTTGGCATTCAGATCAAATTTATAAAGCACATTTAAAAACTATTGTACCAGAAGATGGAAAAGGTCTCTGGTTAATGCATGTTAATATTTTTCCAGAGGTTGGTTATGAACTTCCAATTCTTGGATTTGATATTGTAGCAGGGCCAAAGAAAATCACTGGTTCATTTATGGATTATTCTCCATTACATGGGCATCCTCATCCATACCATGATTATATGGAAAGAAAAGTTGAAAATTTATCTTGGAATAAACAACGAGAGCTTCCAACTTGGGCAAAAGAAATCTTTTCAGAAAATATGATTGCAGTCGGTAATATTAATACTGAAGAAGAATTAGAACAATTCATTGAAGTAACATCTGATTTATTAGATCATTATCTAGATAATTTAGAAGAAAATGCTTTTTATTCTAATCGCGATACAAAACCTATTTTAAATAAGTATTGTAAAAACCAAAAAATGAATATTCATTTACATCGTTCTATTGAAGCAATGGGTATATCAAAAGAAGATAAAAACAAATATGTAGATAACGTTCTATTTGAGGAAATCTAATGGCGTTTTTAGTTCATAATCTGCCACCAGTACATGTTTACGTACGTAAAGAATATCTTTATGATCTAGAAAAAGGACACGGTGAATATACTCCAGGTATCTGGATTAGTGTCAAATCTGTTCAAGGAAAGGCTCTTTACTTTGAAACATTACTTACAGATTACGGCGCGCTTTATGATAAGCTTCCTCTCAGTGCTTTTGTCTGGAAGCTTGATCATGGGAATCTTTCTCTTGATAATCTCCAACTCTGGGATTGCTTCGACTACGACATTACAATTATTCAAAAGCCACTTTTGTCCAGATGCAGTTATTTTGGAAAAGATCGAGTCATGCACGACGGTGAATATCTCTTCACAATCGACAATTGTCATTCTCAATCTTCCACCCTTGATACCAATTTCAGTGAGCACGATCCTGAGCACAAATCCTTCAACATCATTAAACTCGACAATGGGCAATTCGCTGCCCAACCAAACAATCGAGTCATATGGCGTGATAGCTCCTTAACTCCTGATTCTTTACTTAAACCAGATTTTAAAGTATGTACTCAAAACTACAAAGTTGAAACTGCTCAAAAATGGTCTGTAGGACATACTGATGAATGGCAATATAAAACCAAGGAAGAAAGTAATGAAAAATGATTTTAAATATTACAAATAGCGCAAAAGAATATCTTAAAAAAGTAGGTAAGCCAAATGTTTCATTAAGTGTTAAAGGTGGGGGATGTTCTGGTTTTCAATATGAGTGGGGAGTAACTGATAAAGATCCAACTATTGAAAACCTTTGGTTAGATCCAATGGCAGAAATGTTTGTTTTTGGATGTACTGTTGATTATGTGGAAGAACTGGGAGGATCTTATTTGAAAGTTATTAATCCAAATGCTACTGCATCTTGTGGTTGTGGTGAAAGTTTTGCAGTATGAGTGAAAAAGAGTTGACAATTTCAGGATGTTGTGATAAAGTTAATATAACAAGTGGCAATACGATAGTAATGTTTGGAACTCATAGATTTAATGTTAATATCGTATATTGTAAAACTTGCGGGTCGACAAAAGCGACATCAAATATATCAAACATTAAGGAGCAGTATAAATGAGCGGACAATATCTTATTGCCGAAAAAGGTGGTCAACATCTTAAAGCTGAATATTTTCCAACAGAAAATGGATCTGGATGCCGATTCTTTATTAATGAAGAATTTATTCAAGAAGAAATTTATGAGGGTAAATCAATCCATTGGGCCGAATCTGCTGCAGAAAATTGGCTTAGTGGCATCAAAACATTAAACGGGTAATTTGTATGATAGTTACCCCAAGAACGCCAGAGCGCGTACATCACGAAATCTCAGAAATGTTAGCAAAAGGCGTTAATTATGTTGATGCCTTGTGCGAATATGCTCGTATACATGATTTAGAAATTGAAACAGTTGCAGATATTGTTAAAAAATCTACTATTCTAAAAGAAAAAGTTAGAGCAGATGCAATTAAAATGAAAATGGTAGAATCAGATGATCAGGACATCACTGGGTTTTGCGAATGAGGAATCATTTAGTTGGTATGTAAAATATCTTGCTATGAAGAAGCATTTTACTACCGATGGATATGATTATCATAAGTATAATGGAAAAATAAGAGCATCATATGATAAGTTTCGTACTCGTAATGATGCTTATTTTTTCGAAAAACTTTCAAATAGAGAAGATCCACAATCTTTAATGCTTGCTAATATGATAGTAAAGCCTAATGTGTGGATCCGCGAAATTGTAGAAGATGAAGGAGAGGAGCGTTATGTAGATTGGCAGCGCAAGATTCAATCTCTTAGCCGTAACTTTACTTTAGATCTAGAAAATCTAGATGATAATTATCAAGCTAATTTTTCTGTTATCAATGGTCAACATCCTTTGATTATGACTATGTACATGCAGAAAAAGATTAGCCTTGAAACATTAACTATCCTTGCATCGATATCAAATATTTTTCCTTATTGGGAGAAAGAAATAGTTGACAAAATCGTAGCACGTGATATAATAAGACTAATAAAGAAGTATAGACCTTTTTTAGAAATTGATGAAAAAAAGTTTAAAAATATTATTAAAAAGCGATTTTTCTGATATAAATATATCGTTGGATAGTCCAACATATATTTCGCAATACAACATACAACGCCATATTAAGGAGATACAAATATGTCATTTGATGCACTCAAAAAGAACCGTTCAGCTTCACTCAATAAACTGAACGCACAGCTCGAAAAAATTTCTACTAAGAGCTACTCAGATCCCAACGAAGGTAAATTCTGGAAACCAACCCGCGATAAAGCTGGTAATGGTTTTGCTATTATTCGTTTCTTGCCTGCTCCTCAGGGCGAAGAAATGCCTTTCGTACGCATCTGGGATCACGGTTTCCAAGGTCCAACTGGTCTTTGGTACATTGAAAACTCCCTTACCACAATTAATCAAGATGATCCAGTTTCAGAGTATAACTCTAAACTGTGGAATTCTGGTCTAGATTCAGACAAAGAAATTGCTCGCAAGCAAAAGCGTCGTCTGAAATATGTTGCAAACATCCAAGTAATTAAGGATAGTGGAAACCCAGAAAATGACGGTAAAGTATTCCTTTACGCGTTTGGTAAGAAAATCTTCGATAAATTGAACGATCTAATGAATCCTCAGTTTGAAGATGAAACACCAGTAAACCCATTTGATCTATGGGAAGGTGCAAACTTCCGTTTGAAAATTCGCCAGTTTGAAGGTTATCCTAACTATGATAAATCAGAATTTGATGCTCCTTCTGCATTGTCTGATGATGACTCAGAGTTGGAACGTATCTATAATCAAGAGCATTCTTTGCAAGAACTAATTGATCCTAAGAACTTTAAGTCTTATGCAGAGTTGAAAGCAAAACTTTATCGTGTACTTGCTCTTGACGAAGAAGCTTCTACTCCATCTACCGCTGAGGATGATAATGATTTTGATCTTAGCAACATGGGCAATTCTTCACAAGCAGCCCCTCAACCTACGTTGAAAGAAGCAATGCCAGAATCGTCTAATGCTATGTCAATGGACGATGACGATGACGATCTTTCAATCTTTAAGGAACTAGCGAATGGCTAATAAAACCTACGAAGAGGTTTTAGAGTTCGACTTCGGCTTCAGCTTCATTGATGAAGAGCTTCAAGAAAAAGAAGCTGCGGCCGAAGAAAAGATTCAAGCAGTCAGCAGCGAAAAGCAAACACTAGAAGAACAACTAGCAGATGCTAAAGTCGCTGCTGACGACTTTGAATATCGACTTGAGCTCCTCTATAAATCTATTACTCCATTCTTAGATAATTTATGTAAGAATGCAGATAAGTCAACCATTTATTGGCCAGATCGTGTTAGTAAGATTGAAGCCTATAAATCCAAATTGTTACAAATTGTAGAGGGAACCTAAATTATGAGTCTATTAGACAAACTTGTGAAAAATTCTACCATTAAAATGACGGCTCCTTTGATGGATTCGAAAGTTTATGGTAAGAAAGACATGGCTCCTACTACTATTCCAATGGTTAATGTTGCTCTATCTGGGCGCCTTGATGGTGGACTGGCTCCAGGACTTCTTGTCCTAGCCGGTCCATCTAAACACTTTAAATCTGCGTTTGCTTTGGTTATGGCAGCTGCGTATTTGAAAAGAAATGAAGACGCTGTAATGCTTTTTTATGATTCCGAGTTTGGTACTCCTCAAGCATACTTTGAATCATTTGGCGTTGACATGGATCGAGTAGTTCATACTCCAGTTACTAATGCTGAAGAACTTAAGTTTGACATTACTCAGCAGCTAGATAAGATTGAGAAAGGTGATAAGGTTGTTATTGTTATCGATTCTATTGGTAACCTTGCATCGAAAAAAGAAGTTGAAGATGCTCTAGACGGCAAATCAGTTGCTGATATGTCTCGTGCAAAAGCTCTTAAATCTTTGTTCCGTATTGTTACACCACATCTTAATCTTAAAGATATTCCCCTTATTGCTGTTAACCACACTTACAAAGAGATTGGTCTCTTTCCTAAAGATGTTGTTGGTGGTGGTACGGGAATCTATTACTC